CAGGCATGGCTACTGGGGTACTGAGCGGTCTAATGTTCTCACTTATACTAAGCTTCATATCTATGCTCTCAGGCAATAGACAGGTTGCGCTATAAGTTACATTCATCAGCCCCTTGCAGAGCACAGATTCTCTGCAAGGGACACTGCCTCTGCAAGGGACGGCTCCTCTGCAAGGGACGGCTCCTCTGCAAGGGACGGCTCCTCCGCCCGGATTCTTCGTGCAGATTCTTCGTGCGGATTCTTCGTGCGGATTCTCTGTAGCTCGCTTCGCTCGCTGGGCTAGACTACACTACTATCATCACTGACTACACTACTATCATCCGTTCCGCGAACGGTTGCTTCGCTTAGTCTGGACTCTCAAATTCTTAGGAGAGTTGTTGTTTGGATTTCGATCCTTGTGATCAACATCTTTACCTGCAACAGCGGCAGAACCTAATTTACGCTTAACACGCCTACGAGCCGTGTTCCTTCCAGCTCTCCGCTTCTTTTGAGAAGGGGATGAGTGGTAATTATCATATTCCTGCCTATAATTTCTACCCATAGTAATGAAAGAGGGCTATACACCATATTTAGTATTTATGGTCATAGCTAAGATAACAAAAACAATAGTTCGTACTGTAGTTCCCGTCGTTCTAGAGCTTGTAGCGTCTGCAATAATGCGAAAAAGCTTTAGAATAAGAAGAAGATCAAGGAACCGTACTAACTACTCATAAAAGGATACCCGTCAAATTACTTTGGCGGGTATCCCCATATGAACGACAATAACAAACACACAACAAGTTTGTAACTATTACAATGAACAACCTTACAAAAAATACAAGCAAAATAACACTAAAAAAAGATTTAATCAATCTACTCGTTAAGCAAGAACGAGAGATGAGGAGTTTGAGGATCGAATTACTAGATCTTCAAAGTAAACTAAACGTGCTAACAAGGCACAACAACACAAACCTAAATACACAATATGACTACAGTAACAATTCGCTACGGAATGACCAACTCAATTACTCGTGAGTTTGACGAAGAAAGCACAATTAGCGACGTGCTCAATGACCGCGGAATCCTTGGTGCTCTTAATGCACCAGAAGGCTGCGTTGCAGTATCCTCTGGAGAAACTTGCCAATCAGGTGAGGCTCTATCTGGTTACACTACACTGACCCTAGAGAAACAAGCTTCCAGCAAAGCTTAACCACAAGTCCCTGTTGTCCACTCTTGGGCAACAGGGCATCTTTTTTAACCATCAAATAACTAAACAATGGCATACACACACAAACAACCTACAGACTTCGAACGCGAATACATCCTCGGTCCCGACGGCGTGTTCTACAGCAGAGAAGTTATTACTACACCAATCGTAGATCAACACACACTTGTTGAACGCTGCAAATTCGCAGACGAACTCCTTATTCAAAATAACCGTAATCGGTTTAGAATTGAAGACACTGACGTAACTAAGCAAATAAAAAGTACATACTCGTATGGGTATTACGAAGGTTTTTACAAAACAAGCGATCAGCAAAAACACATCTTTGTACCTTTGCTGTCTTTTCCATTTCCAAAAGCAAAGATACAGAAGTACACATCAGATGAAGAATCAGAACTGTATCGACTGTATCCAAATGGAAATTCACCAGTCACACAGTCTAATACAATAGACACGCCAATGACTCCATACTATTTTTCACGGTTCATCGACATGTACGTGTTCTTCACAATAACACAACAGCCTTATTCAGATGTACGGAACACCTTCCGATTGTCAGAACCCTATTTGTTTGGAGTTACAAAAGAAAGCAAAGAACCTGTAGTTATCAACCTGCCAAATGTATTTGAGACAGGTAAAATCTGCACAGGTGATTCATATGGTGAGGTTGGTGGACTTGTTCACACACGAGAAGTTGTTACAAAAGTAATAACAGAGTTAACTACATCACCAGCAAACTGGGATTTATTTCCCCCAGAAAGCCAGTTCACTAAGCATTTAATGTATAACGAAATGGGCATGCTACAAGAGCCAGATGAAAGATATAATGTAATCAAAGAAAATGGTTTCTTCAGCCCATGTACTCGCAGTCAAGTAGTAGACTTCTGCAAATCAGCAGTTATTAGACAATAAATATTATGGAAGAAAAATCATTACTCAACATACTAGACGACAGCAACTCTGTATTCACAGGTGGCTATTCACACATATATCAACCTTATGGAAGAGACGACTTAAGGTCAGTTGATGTCCCATCTGTTCGTAGAAGTGTATTAACATCAGTTCAGTCGGCAAGTTCACAAGAAAAACTCTTAGATACCTACGAAGTAAATCACGGACTAACCGACAATCAGCTACGCATTCTATTTAAAATATTAGCTAGAGACCTAGACGATTGCGGTAGAAAACGTGGTGCAATCCTAAGATACATAAGACACTACGAAGAAAATCAAAGAGATTTAGGAGATAAGAAATTGTTTTCTACATTACAATCATTAGATCAAAAAGTATCCAGATATTAACCAAAGAACCAATGAAACAAAAACTAAAAGCTACTATTATCGGTGCAGGTGGCGTAACAAGCTACCTGTTACCAGCTCTTCAAAAAAGCTTCGACTTGTCCGTAGTATTGTTTGACGCAGACAAACTTGAAACTAAGAACCTAGACCGTCAACTGTTTCGCAACAGTGACGTTGGTAAGTACAAAGCAGAAGCATTGCTACGAGCAAATAACTTCCGCAAATCAGAAGCAACAGCAGTGTGTTCTTTCTTCGAAGAAGACCTACTGGACACAGAGTATCGTTTGTTCTTCGGAACAGCGTGTGACGTAATTATCTGCGCAGCAGACAACCACCCAGCACGTCGAGCAGCAATACACGCAGCAAAAGTAATGAACAAACCACTAATCATTGCAGCAAACGAATACTCAACTAGCCAAGCATTCTTCTACGACAGCATGTTTGAACTAGACTTCCCAAAGATTGACCCATATGTACGTTATCCTGAGATTGAAACATCAAACGCAGGTTCTCCTATTCGCTGTCAAGGTGAGGCACTAGAGTCCACACCACAGCTTGCCATTGCCAATCAGGTAGCAGCATCATTTGCTAACTACTTAATTTGGTGCTGGTTTCAAAAAGGATACGGACACACCACTGATGGATTTAATCCTATCGAGTTTCAGTCTACACTGTCTCGTATGGAAACTATAACCCTAGACGACTGCAAATAATGAGCAATAAACAATACAAAGTACATGACGACGAAGTATACGAAGTAGTAGAAAGTGAATTATATACTACTTATAATAAATGCGCAGTACCAACCGTACCATCTGTAGCTCCTAAATGGAAAGGTAAGCCTATCCCGTTTCAAATGTGGAAAGACATTACTGACTGGTGTGTGCTGAGTTATGAGAAATTTAAATCAGAAACACTTGTGTTTTTATATTACGATTTAAACAATAAGAACCCTTGGTCATTCTGGATTGTTCCACAAATTACTAACGGTATGACTGTCAAGTCAGACCCAGACTCAAAGTTCTTTGCTAAAGAACGTAAGAACTTCCCTGATACAATGTTTGGCACTGTGCATCATCACTGCAGCAGCTCCGCATTTCAATCAGGTACAGACCACACAGATGAACTGGATCGTGAAGGTTTACACTTCACAATTGGAAACCTAGACGAACCATTCAATCTAGACGTACACTTGCGTATTACAATCGGCACAGGTCACGGCGTAGTTAAAGCTACGTCCGTAATCGAAGCTGATAAAGACATACAGAAGTGCTTCGAAAGCCTGCAACACTCCTACAACCTACCAACAATAAAGCAGGCTTTCGATACCCTTCACGAGTCCAGCATCTGTGCTGCGTCTAAAGAATACAAAAAGCGTGAGAAAGAGTTCAGCAAACACTACCATAAAGTAACAAAGCCAACCTACACTTCCAAGATTTACAATCACGGAGGCATGACCTACGGATACGGAGGTCATAACCAAATGCAGTTCGACCATGAGACTGGGTGGTACTCTGAAAAAAAAACAGAGGAACCCAACTCGGAAGAGGTTACGTACGCTCACATAGCTGAAGACGTTCTTATTCAATGTCTTCTAAGCATAAAAGTAGATGGATTACGTCAACGATACGAAAAAGATGTGTTACAAAACATTGACGTATTACCCATGTATCATCTAGATGACCAAGATGTTGCAGAAATGGTATTAGTAATGTTAACTGACAAAGTATACTTACTAACAGAAGAAGGTAAGTTGCTACAACAATTAATTCTAGACTACTTAAAAGAAAACTGGAACATGTATGATGTATCAATGTCGGACTTCGAAGAAGGCTTAGAAACTTATTTAGTTATAGAAGATGAAAAATGAAGCAGCATTCTCAACTTGGATAAGAACCTTAGCACATAAATACACCAATGGTTTATTACTGTTTCAGCGCATCGAGACCACCACATCCAGTGGTGTTCCCGATGTGCTCATGATTACTAAAAATAAAACCTTACTAGTTGAATTAAAATATGAAACTACAAAACTTAGACCAATGCAGTATGCGTGGCAAAAACGTATGCAAAAAGTTTCGCAAGTTAACAAGACACTTGACGTATGCGTACTATGTGCTTATCCAAAAACTAAAAGACTGGTATACTTCGTAGCTGATCAGTGTTCAGAAGAATACGAACTCAGTAAAAATGGAATTTTTAAATTATTTGATGACATTAGCATCTAAACAATCGCAACATCGCAACGATCATGCTGACTCGGTCACTGTTGTAAGTACGCTTACAGCACTTCCGTAGTACCGATGAATCCTCGATACACGAAGGTGCGACTCTATGCTGCACCTATATCAAACTGTATAGACTAGGCGACACTGTGACCAACCGACGCGTTTTGCATCCCCCGTCTTTCCTAGATAATTGGGTAGGGATACCTACCCAACCAATTTCAACCCTCACATAAATTCACTAAATGCAACAAGACTTGCTTTCAATACCCCGCAGCGAACAACCTGCAAAAACACTGCCATCTTCTTTAGAACCTAGTTCTTTCTGGCGTTCACCTACTAGCTTACCTCAACTCTCTGGAGAAATAGCCATTGACCTTGAAACCTATGATCCTTACTTACGACAAACAGGACCTAGCTATAAACGAAACGAAGGTTTTGTAGTAGGCATTGCAATAGCAGACGCAAACAATACACTATACTTACCTTTTGCTCACGAAGGAGGAGACAACTTACCTAAAAACCTAGTACTTAAATATGTTTCAGATCAAATCAAAAATGCTGATTGTATTCTTTTTGCTAACGCTCTTTATGACTTGGGTTGGCTTCATACACTCGGGATCGATGTCAGCTGCACTGTCAGAGATATTCAAGTTGCTGAGGCTTTAATTGACGAAGAACAATTTAGCTACTCACTTAACAACTTATCCATTAAGTACTTAGACAGACCTAAAGACGAAGTACACCTAAAGAAAGCAGCAGAAGCATACGGAGTTGATCCCAAAGCTGGACTGTGGAAACTAGCAGCTCGTCACGTCGGGACGTACGCAGAGATTGATGCACGAAACACTTGGGACGTATATCAACATCAGAAACCAATTCTAACTAAAGCTAACTTAACTCAAATCTGGGAGCTAGAATGCAAAGTAACAAAAGTATTACTTAGCATGACATTAAAAGGTGTACCTGTTGATCTACCCGCAGCAGAAGAGTACAACAACACTCTAAAGAAAGAAGAAGCTGCTCTAAGTTCCCAATTTGGTAACTTAGACATATGGTCTCCACAACAGCTAGGTCACTACTGTGAGACTACACTAGGAATTAAAGTACCTAGAACAGATAAAGGTAATTTCTCAGTAGATAAGTTCTTTCTTAAAGGAACAAACAACCCTACTCTAGCTTCTATATATAAACTACGAAGTATTAACAGACTTAGGAAAGTCTTTATTGAAGACATTATCTTAGGTCAGAATTACAACGGACGCATTCACGCTGATTTTAAACAAACTGCATCGGAGCGAGGTGGTACACGAAGTGGTCGCTTATCTTCAAGCAATCCAAACATGCAGCAAGTTCCAAAAAGAAGCGACATCGGAAAGAAGATTCGTTCACTTTACATAGCAGAGCCAGACATGCTATGGTGTAAAGCAGACTACAGCTCACAAGAACCCCGCTTACAAGTACACTATGCTTTGCTAGGAGACATCAACACTGGTAAAGCGTTGCCTAAAGCAGAAGAAGCTAGAGAAGCCTTTGCCGCAGGGGAGAAGTTGTATACATTCTTTGAGAAAGAAACAGGACTACCTTATGACACCTGCAAAATGCTCTGCCTTGGTATCTCCTACGGTATGGGCAACAAGACAATGGCTAATCAACTAGACATTGGAGAAGAGGAATGTAAGTTAGTTACAGAAAAGTTTAACGCTAAAGCACCTTTCCTCCGAATATTATTTGACAACGTAATGTTACGAGCCAAACAAAAAGGAGAAATTAAAACTATACTGGGACGGAAAGCTCACTTTGACTTCTGGATGCCTAGTTACGACGACAAACCAGTAAAAGGATATGACAACGCAACTAAAAAATATAAAGATCAAATTAAAAATCTCCAAAGAGCATTCGTTAGCAAAGGGCTTAACAGACTTATTCAAGGCTCTGCTGCTGATCAAACGAAACTTGCTATGGTACTTGCTCACGATGCTGGATTTGATCTTAGACTGCCTGTTCACGATGAAATCAATGCTATGGTCTCCACTGAAGCCGAAGCTAAAGCACTTGGTAAGATCATGGAAGAAGCAATAACTTTAAAAGTACCAGTGGTAGCAGACATAGACTTGGGACCTACTTGGTGCTAAACTTTGCACAGGTGTGTGTAATGGTAAGTATGGCAGATAAGCCGTGAGTGTCTGGGCTATAGTCTAAGTTGTTTACTCCTGCTTAGTCTTAATTACGAGTTGACGTCTGCCAGCTTGCCAACCACGGCGCAGACAACCTTTATGCAAAATACAGAACAAGATATACTAGAAGAAGCCCTGAGTATTACTCAAGGAGACCGACAAGAAGATTACGGAGACTGCAAAGTAGAGTTGGATCGATTAGCCACAATGTGGTCAGTCATCTTTCATACGAATGTAAGTCCCAACCAAGTTGCTCTTGCAATGGTCGCACTAAAGATCACAAGACAACTCAACAAAAACAAGAGAGATAATTGGGTTGACATAGCTGGTTATGCTAGAGTAGGGTACTTGGCTACCAAAGAACTAAAAGAACCAGTTAAGCTAACAAAACAAGAGATAAATAAACTATGAACGATGATCCACTACTAGTCGAAGCTCAAGAAGCAATAGACAATAACGAACTCTTCTCAGAAGAAGAGACAGAATCACAGCGACCTGTTGATATGGCTGCTGTTGTTGACCTAAGTGACACACTGGTACAACTAGAGAACGAAGTAACCGAAGCAGAAGAAGCTCTATCTGCTCTCAAAAATAAACGTAAAACAATCGCAGAAGAACACCTGCCAGCCATGCTAGAGACTATGGGCATTGATGGTCTAAGTCTTTCAAATGGTAAGCAGATTGTACTTAACGAGTTTGTTGATGCACGTATTAAAGATTCTGAAACTGCGTTTAACTGGCTACGTGCCACAAACAACGACAGCATCATCAAGAATCAAGTTAGTATCACTCTAGGTCGAGATCAAGACGATCTTGCCCAAGAGATAAAAGATCTAATCGAGGAGTCGTTTAGTGTGGTTGCTGACAGAAAAGTCACAATCCACCACGCCACTCTCAAATCTTTCTGTCGCGATGCTCTGGACAACCCAGAACTGGCAGAATCACTACCTCGTGAAGCCTTTGGTATCTACCAAGGTAAGCGAGTCAAAGTAACCTAAGAACAAAAGAAATAATAATCATGGCATATGATATAACAAAAGTAGCGGGTATGGGAACGGAGAATCTGGATTCAGGTTCTGCAATGCCCTTCATCCGCATTCTACAAGACTTGAGCCCACAGCTCAAAGCAAACAAGGACGAATACGTCGAAGGCTCAAAAGCTGGAGACTTGTTCTTCAACAAAACCAAGGACTTGTTGGACAACCCAACAAGCATCGTACCAGTATATACTAAAGCAGTATACACTGAATGGATTCCCCGCAACAAAGGCGGTGGCTTCGTAGGAAGTCATCCTCTTTCCATTGTTGGAAACCCTAACTACGAGAAAGGTCGTGAACGTCAATACGATGAATGGCTCGGAGAAAACGAACTACGCTACACTAGCTACTGGTTTGTTCTCGTCGAGATTAACGGTAACTGGGAAGAAGCAATGATTCCTTTTACATCGTCTCAGTTAAAAGTTTCTCGTAAACTTACCTCTGACATTAATCGTTTCCGATACCACGACAACACTGGAATTGTACCACCTCTGTTTGCGCAGAAGTGGACTCTTAGCACGGTAATGGAAACCAGCAAGAACAATGACGACTACTGGAACTTCGAAATTAAAGACTCTAAAGTCCTTGACTTCGAAGCTGACGAAAGTCTTCTTGAACTAGCTGCTTCCACTTCGGGTAAGGCTGCAGAAACCCCACTGCTTCAGAACTCCGAGACTACAAGTGCGCCAGCCTTGACTACTGACGAAGAAATATTCTAAATAAACTGTAGCCCAGTTCTCAATTCGGAGAGCTGGGCTCCTTTATCCATAATGAGCGACAATAATGAACTAACACAACTAGCTACAAAATTCTTGGAGCTTTACAGATGTAACCCAAATGTACACGGAGAGACAAAACTTACAGGAAAGTTCAGAGATAGAGATGGTAAGTGTGATTCCAAATCATACCTAGTAAAAAGTGGAGTAACTGTAAGCCTATGGGAAGAACATATACGAGGTGACAAGCGAATTGGATGTACACCTTTGCAAGAAGACAGCTCCGTATTCTGGGGAGCACTAGACGTAGACGTCTACCAGAAAGAAGACACACTTGAAAAGCTGAACGAAAAAGTAAACGAACACACACTACCATTTGTAGTATGCAGGTCTAAGTCTGGTGGTGCTCATGTTTACTTGTTCCTATCGGAACCAGTTGCAGCTAAAGATATGATTGATAAGCTAAAAGCTTTCAGTGCATTCTTTGGTCAAGGTGTTTCAGAAATTTACCCAAAGCAACCTAAGATTGGAAGCCGCAAAGACGACTCAAAGTATGGCAACTGGCTTAACATGCCTTATAGTGGCAACCCTACGTTGCAGTACGCCTTTAACAACGAAGGAGAAGCCCTTGACCCCAATCAGTTTATAGACGCAGCTCAAGAGAAACGTATGACCTCTGAGCAGTTTCACAGCTTACAAGTACCTAATGCATCCTCTGAGATATTTCCAGAAGGACCACCATGCCTTAACTATATCTTTAGTGAGCGAACCCAAGAAAGCGAGAGTCGTAACATTACTCTAGCTAATGTAATTGTATATCTAAAGAAAGCTAATCCAACAGAGTGGAAGCAACTTATACACAAGTATAACAGGATGTTCTCCGAACCCCTGACTGACAGAGAGCTAGAAGCAATCATAGCTTCTTATGGAAAGAAAGACTACAAATACCAATGTGCTCAAGAACCGCTGTGTCGATTCTGCGATGCTAAGCAATGTGGGCAAACTAAGTATGGTATTGGCGGAGAAGACTTCATGCCAAACAACCGATCCTTAGTACAACTTAAGAGTGACCCACCTCTATGGTATTTAACTCTAGACGACACTGAACTACAACTCAGCACAGCAGAGTTTGACAACTTTAGTTTGTTTAACCAAAGAGTGATGGAGCGTCTTCTTTATAAGTTTCCAATGATCAAACAAGAAGACTGGACTAAACAACAAAACCTGTTGCTTAAGAACTGCACTCAAATCGACATTCCATTTGAGATGACTCCTGTAGGTCAGCTTGTTGAGTTAGTATCCTCATTCTGCAACTCTGCAGTAGAAGATTATAAACATATCAAACACGGACCAATAAAACGATCTGACGGAAACTACTTGTTCCGTATGTCAGATTTAAAAGATCACTTAGAACAACAACGATTCAAGGATATGCCTTCAAATAAAATACTTTCTGTATTAAAGAAAGTACTAAAAGCAGAACCTGATCGAGTTCAAGTCGATAACGTAAACACTCGATGCTGGCGAATACATCAAAACAAACTAGATGTAAATAACATCACAGCGTACCCAGAACTCATAGACAATACAACATACTAATGACATTATCAGAATTAATACTGGCAATTATGCTAGTCGAAAGCAACGGAAACGTAGACGCAGTCGGCGACAATAACACAGCTCATGGCTGCCTACAACTAACAGAAGCTTACATACAAGATGCTGCTATACACGCAGAAGAAGATTGGACTGTATTAGATGCGTACGATAAAGAAACTTCTATTAGAATCTTTACCGCTTATATGCACAAATATGCTACTGAAGAAAGACTAGGTCGTAACGTAGCTGCAGAAGACGTAGCTCGTATCCACAACGGAGGACCCAATGGCTGGTTTAAAACAAGTACTTTATCTTACTGGAAGAAAGTAAAAGCTAAGCTATGAAAGACAAAACTAAGATATTCGTAGCAAGTGCTGGCACAGGTAAGACAACTACACTAATGAAATTGCTAGGTGAATGCCTAGAAACTACACCTCCTAGTAAAATTGGATTTACAACATTTACAAAAGCAGGTGCTCAAGAAGCAATTGACCGTGCAATTAAACAATATACTGACTACAGCTTAGATGACTTTAAAGCGTTCAGTACACTACACGCTTTATGTTACCGAAGAATCCCAAGTAAGCGGATTATCAATTGGAAAGATTACCAAGCACTAAGTAAAGTAACAGGGTTTCGTTTGTCTGGAGCAGCTACTGTATCAAAGAAAGACGGAAGCACTTTTACTTCAGGAGCAGGAGACCGAATGTTATACTACAACGGTCTTATGCGGAACATGCAAGTTTCTGCCATGCAAGTGCTACTAGACAACCCCAGCACAACAGTATCAGTAGAAGAATTAGAAAGGTTTTCTAAGTTTTACAAAGAGTTTAAAACTCACAATGATTTATATGATTTTACAGACCAGCTTGAGCAATTCATTGAGCTAGATGTACAATTAGAGCTAGACTACTTATTTGTAGATGAAGCCCAAGATTTGTCTCCGCTCCAATGGAAGGTGGTTGACCAGCTCAGTAAATCAGTAAAACAAGTGTATATTGCTGGAGACGACAAACAAAGCATTTACAAGTTCTCTGGAGGTGATCCAGTGTCTCTTATCGAAAGAGAAGGTAACCGTGTCGTTCTTGATACTAGTTACCGCCTACCAGCAAACATCCTTGATTACTCTGAGAAGATTGCTAACAAGATTTCTCAGAAACAAGACTACACCATTAACACAATTAAACCAGAAGGTGGCGTTACTAAAATCAAAGGACTTAACGACTTAGACTTCTCCAAAGGATCATGGCTACTTCTTTGTAGGAACAGAGCGTTCCTTCCATACTTTGAAAACTTACTGATTAAGCAAAGACAGCTTTTTGTATCTGGAGGAGACTGCTCCTTGTTTAACGCAAATACAATCCGAATGATTAACTTGTGGGAACAGTTGAGGCAAGGCTACAAGCTATATGTAAAAGATCTAAAAATACTATACAGAGAGTACTTACCTAGTGGATCAGCAGTAGCACGAGGATCTAAGAAACTTATGGACTCAATGCCTGACTTAGAGATGTTTGATAAACACGAACTGTCTACAAATTATGGGCTACGAACTACAGTATCTTGGGACAAAGTGTTTAAACTGTCTGACACAGCTAGAGATATTCTCAAGAAAGCAGAACAAAACGGAACACTAGCCAGCAGCGGAAATGTTGAAATCAACACTATTCACGCTGTCAAAGGTAGAGAAGCAGATAATGTGGTTGTGTTACCAGACATGGTAGAGATGACAAGCAAAGGCTTTGCTCAAGATCCAGACAATGAACACAGAGTTTTTTATGTTGCAGTAACTAGAGCAATGAAACATCTTTATGTACATCATCCTGTAACCTCTAGATTTTACGAAATGCCATGACACTTGAAGAACTACTAAACGAATTGCTTGAACTTGCTAACGAGCATGGACCACAAGCACAAACTAATATATTAAATGTTGTAAGTAATCCACAAGAGTTGTTGGGTTCTTCAAAAGTCGAGATAATTATAAAAACAAAGGAATAAAATGGAAACAGAGAATTATGAAACATCTTCAGAAAGCGTAAGCAACTTTATGAGATGGATTGAACGTAAGCTAGAGCAAGAAGTAGAATCAATTGAACGATTTGAAAAGGAAGCAGATCCCAAAGAAGACACAGTCATCACACATAAAGGGATTGATCCCAGACTAAGTGACATCGAACGACGCTTAGTTATAAGACAAGTACACTACTATAGAAACGAAGGGATGTCAGCAACAGCTGCATGCAAGTTAGTAGGTCTTCATAACCAAACCTATAACAAGTGGCGTAGACTACTAAACATACCTATATACAAAAGACAATGATTTATAAAACAACACCATTTGACCACCAAAAGAAAGCAGTAGAACGCTTCGTAGACAAAAACTACGGAGCTTTGTTTTGCGAAATGGGTACAGGAAAGACAAAGATTATTTTGGACGTAGTCCAAAATGCAAAAGATGTCGTAGATGTAGTTGTCATTGCTCCTAATGGGTTGCACCATAACTGGGCAACAAACGAGATACCCAGACACTATGCTAAAAATGTAAATGTGTTTTGCTGGAAAGGACCAATCAAGTCTAAGAAGATGAAACAAGAGTATGCTAGGTTTGTAAAAGACAACACAAATACTCGTATGCTTCTTATAAACGTAGAAGCACTAAGAACCCTTGCAGGTTATAAGACTACAGAAGAGTTCCTTAATTCTTCTGTGAATCAAAGACATATGATCATTGATGAATCTACGTG